AGGTAACGACACTACCCTTATGTTACTGTCTAATATTTGGTGCGCGTGAAGAGATTTGAACTCCTGACCTATCGTGTAGAAAACGACTGCTCTATCCCCTGAGCTACACGCGCATTTGCTTGGTTGTATTATACTTTATTTCTGGGTGTATCGTAGAGTTTATCCAGCGCCTGTTCTAATTTATCTTTACTTATTGCGAATGTTCTATAGTGATTTTTCAATAGCATATTTTTACCAGCAGCTTCACAGTAATCTTCAATTACATTGAGTAACTCCGCACGACTCACTGGTAGTTCTTTATCGAAGTTCAACTCTAGTTGCTTTGGGTTATTCATGCTTTAATACCTCCGTGAAGATCAATGAATTCTTCCACCATTGTAGTGGGAATATACGCAAATGGGTTATCTACGTTATCTCCGAATTCTAACCAAGATTCTGGTACTGCAGTGGATACGCAGAATACCTCTACTTGGTAGTATCGTGCATTACGGCCATCCTTATTTACCCGTGGTGAGCAATAGTGATATTGACTCGCTTGTACACTCAAGGTTGTTCCATCGTTACAAATGACGCTTGGGTGTACTACTTGGTCAGTTGATCCAGTGCTTAGAAACCATTGTTGCAAGTTTGTCTTAGTCATATTGTTCCTTTATTCTAGACCAAAGTAGCTATGGACTTTATTTATGCTGGTGGGGTCTAATTTATCAACTAGACCTAGAGTTCGCCAAATAATATCACCCGTGTAAGATTTTAAGTAATCCGTCAAATCAGTATCTTCAGTGTAAGGAGATTGTAGAGAGCAATCCTCTGATGAGTAGATTACAAGTTTACTATCAATAGCTGACCGTTTAAATGTAGCAAGCTGGCTTACCTCATAATCTCTGCACTCTTGCATTGAGGTAAACACTTTACCGTCAAATGCAATGTAAGTTGTAACTACTTTGGTTTCGTTTTTGATGTGCATTTAAGTTCCTTTGTTCGTTTATCTGTCCGTATTCTATCACGATTTTACTCAGTAACCACTTCCACTAGCTATCTGCATTAAATACTTAGTAACAAACGCCCGATCTTCCATCGTACCCTTCCACATTGCAATGGGCGTCTTACCACTGAATGCTCTATTTGGGCTTTTCCACCAGAGCACTACCAGTGAACGAGAGTTGGTTAAGCGTAAAAGGAGAGTGTTTAGTAAATCTTTGGTTGCATCCTTTGTTTTACGGTGATTCATTTTGTGTTCAGTAGTTCATTTGGAATCTCAGGAATTTCCATAAACTCGTACCATTCCAAACCATCGTATTCTCCGCGTGAACTCCACGTTGAATCTTCCATGTACCAGACTGTACCGAATAGGTTTTGACCGCCGTAACCTTCGTCGTAGTCTCTGTCTATTGAATTGAGGAATTTCTCGTATTGTACGGGAGTATAGTTCACAGGTAGAATTGCAGTAAAGCTGTAATCATCTTCGAATTTAATCTCCGCGCACTTGACGGTACGACCACCGACGAAGCGTTCGTTAATATGGTCAATGAACTCTTGTTTTGCGTTTATCATGAGGGAGCCTTTCGTTTAATTAGTGGTTGACCCGGTAGTGTACCGGGTGTTTGTTTGTGGGTTATGGGTTTATTGTAGCAGGGTTAATGACATTGTGCCCAATTAGAACCCGGAATCCACTCAAAACCCATCTGTGTTCGGGTCTGTAGCTCTTTACACGCTTCCTTAATGCCTGAATCAATACAGTCAATCACTGGAGTCTTATAGCCTAAGTAAACCCCACGAGAGCCGTGCCCAACAGCACTGCAACCGTCTTGCATGTTAGCTTGTGCTTCCTCGTCACTTACAAAATTCTTAATACTCATTAGCTTAGGATGTACAGCATATTGTACTTCATCGTGTTGAGCTGTCATCATCCAAATCTTCAGTTCTTTGTCTGTGTGCTCAAAAGGATTCCCTAATAACCCTTGTTTCTCCATGTGTTGTGCAATACGAACTGTACTCCATTTAGCTACAACCGCACCACCTGATTGAAATAGAACATTAATCAAACTGTGCTTACTGCGAGTAACTAACCTACGCCCATCTAAACCCATGATGTACTTGTTGCCTGTTCCTTTCCAGTAGTTCTCTAGATTAGTCTTGAGTTCCTTTAGCGCAGGTACGGCTTCCCAATACTCATTAAACAGTTGCTTACCTTTAGCCTCTGTGATACCTAACATCTTAGATAGCTTCTTGGGTTGTGCCCCATAGATAGCTGCGTAACTGAAACTCTTAGCTGCAGTACGATCAATTCCAAGTTTACGTGCGTTAATGGAGTGGATATCGTTGGGCTTACTTGCTACCAGAGCTTCTGCTAGTGCAGCACCGTCCGTGTACTTACAATTATCAGGCCCAATAACGAAGTGTCCCATAACACGAGCCTCAAGACTGGCGAAGTCAAAACCAAGCTGATATAAGCCCTTTCCTGCTCCAAATAAAGCCCTCATCTTATCTCCGTATAGTGAAGTAACCCTCGGTATGTTGCATACAATTTTGTGACGGTAGCGCCCTGTGTTGGCACCTAGAATATCAGCGGGGGTTGGTACGCGCCCATCCTCTCGTACATAGCTCAAAAAGCCCGTTTCGGCTTCTTCCTCATCTTCCCAAGTACCACCAGCAATTGAATTTCTGCGGTGACGGTAGGTATAGTACTTGACTACTTCGTTAGCGAACTCGGCCTTCTTTCCAAGCTTTACTAAACTAGGACAAATCTCTTTCTCTACACCGACAGTTAACTTAGGAGATGTTGGGACGTAAATTGGCTTTACACCGTCAATCTTATTCAACAATAAATTCTCTAGTTTATCAAAAGATACCTCCAATAGATCACACCTTAGTTCTTTAAACAAGGAATTCTCTGTTTGCTGTACGTAACGTTTAATTGTCTCTACTAGCTCTTCTTTGTTTCTAGTAGTCTTATCTGCTTTCTTCACTAGATCACGTTCTTTAACTTCAGATGGAACCCAACCCATATCCAGCAGATAACCCTTGACTACCTCAATATCTTCTGTTGTTGCTTTTACTGTGCTTTTAAGTGGTAGTGTTAAAGGGAGTTTAAGTACAGTGTCATTAAAGATTACTTCACGATTCTCAGTGGAGTACTGTAAATTGTGCTTTTCAATGAACTTCTGCATGTGACTGGATAAACTACCGTCTTTCTTGAACTGCAGTGCTGGTGCTGTGTACTCTTTAAGAGCAGTCTTTGTTAGTCGCTTCTCTGGAAGAATCGGATCAACTTTAGCTGCGATAGACTCAAGTAAACCCTTTAGTTCAACTAAACAATTATGAGCTAAATCAGAATTGAACTCAAAACCAAATAGTTCTTGCTTTAATGTCAAATCTTGCAGCTTAACTTCCATACTGTATGCACGAGAGAAGTCCCATGTACCTGCCTCTTTCAGTAGCTCAAAGTGCATACGAGCATTGACGGCTGTATCTTGAATACAGTAATCAAGCATTTCAGGTGTGAACCTAGACCAATCCGAATAATCACCTTTATGGTCTCCTAGACGTTTGCCCCATGCTTTTAGGCTGTGGCCTCCAAGTCGATCAGCATTCAGTAGCTTAGACCATAGAAGCGTATCTGTGAACGTGCAAGGCTCTCCATACAGCGTGGATGGTTCTCCGGGATATCCGATCTCGTAATCAAGAATATTCAGGAGCTTTAAAACAGGTGCATCGAACGCGACAAGATTGTGACCTATTAACTCGGTTGCACCTTTAAGAGCAGCTTTGAGATTAGCACGAGTACACTTGGATTCAGATAGTGGTGTAACTTCGTTCGTATCAATATTGCGTACAACAATACACCACAGACTGTAATCCGCTTTTAGACGATAAGGCATTGTTGTGTAGTCAAGGCCGTTCTGTAGCAGATTAGAGCTTTCAATGTCAAGTACAAATCGCATGTTTTCCTTCTGTAAATTATATAAGTGGATTGTAGCACAGGTAGAACGAAGAAAACCACCAGTGGTTAGCTGGTGGTCGTTGCTTTAGTCGGTCTTAGTTAAAATCCATCCGGCGCGGTCTCATCTTCCATTAGAATAACTTCCCACGTTTCTTCGTCAATTTTAAACGTATCAGCAACACCTAAATAACCCCAAGGTCGGTTCTTGAGTACGGTCAAACGCACACGTCCTCGTGAGCGATCTGGCATAATCTCTGGTTCAATTCCTAAGACTATAAACGCCAACTGCTCAAGAGAAGCACTACTACGCATAGACTCTTTGCTTACGCGAATCCAGTAAGGTTCTTCCTCTTTACCTTTAGGTGCTTTAAGTTGATCTGCTGTTCCTGCGCGGTTAATGTGAGATACAGCGATAACACATACATCATTAGCGGCACAGAACGCAGCAAGTCTAGTCATAATCAAGTCCATAGCTTTACGCTCGTTGTCTGTCTCTAGACCGCTGATACATAAACTCAAATGATCCAGAATAATATACTTACACCCTTCAACCAAGTGCATGTGCTTAATCTTGTTCATTAAGTCCTCCACCGGTAGAGAACCAAAGTGATCTAGCATAACAACAGAGTTAGCACTTACGACTTCATTGTAGGCTTGTTCAATTTGTTCACGAGTAGCACACTCCAGTGGCTTGTCCTTAAAACGCAGATAATTTACTCGGAGCTTAGACGCAACAATACGTTGTAGTGTTTCCTTGTTCGTTTCTTCTAGGAACATCAAACCAACGCGGTTTCCTTGTCGTTCAAACGCACTAGCGAATAAAGCACAGATGGTACTCTTGCCCGTATTCGAAGGACTTGTCAGTACAACTAGCTCGGACGTGCGAAACCCATGAATTTTCTCCATTAATTTAGGGAATACATCTACGTAGCAGCCTTCTGGTCTTGGTGTAAGTAAATCATCCAATGAAACATCAGAGGCTCGTGTGATCTTTTCTGCTGAATATACTCGCTTATTGAACTGAACAAGTTTAGCAAGTTCTTCGGACTTGTTAGCCTGCATGTAGTCCGAAGCGTCTTTAAAACCATCACTAGGACTGATAGTCATCAAAGATAGGCCACTACCTACCAATGCGCTGGCGATGGCTTCTCGTGCTTCATGCCCCTTAATAATACCCTTCTTTGTTTCCGCTGGTGTGCAGTAGTCATCATCCATAAAAATAGTGCATTCTGCGAAAGATGTACAGAATTTCTCATTGTGCAAAATTGACTCTACAGCATTTGCAGTGCCCAATGGAATACTAACAACAAAAGGCTCCATTCCTTCATATTTTGTACCTACGACATTATCCACAAGCGCCTGATAAACGCTCATGCAGTCAATCTGACCCTCTGTAATTACGATATTACTTCGCTTACGGTTGACACTTTCAGCTACATCTTGTCCAAAGAGTTTATTACTGATTGTTACAGAACCTACAGCAGTCCAATGCCCTTTTTCTTCTTTACTTTTAGTAATGTCTTGCTTAGAAAAACCCACGACTTTACCTTTAGCATTAAAGGATGGAAAATAAAACGCTTCAACTGTAGTTCCATCTTCTTCAGATAAACCAGCACGTACCCCGAAACGCTCACATGTTTTCTTTGTTAGATTACGCTCTGGCATGGCTTGGAAGCCGTACTTTAGAATATCTTCTACCTTTTCTTTAGGTACATATACTGTATTTTCCATAAACTCACTTCCTTGATTTGATTTGCTTGTTTTAAAATAACCAGACAATTATAGCTCCTTGGTTGTCTTTGACTTAATGTGATACCCAATCAATACTGACATTAACCCTCCGATCTTACATCCGTTATACCTTTATTAACTCCAAAGTTCATAGTAGGGACAGCCCAGATTAACCCACAGATCATACACCTGTCTCTCCACTGCAGCAATTGTAGTCTCTCTATCCATTAACAGTTGTACATTTAATGTACACTTTCCCTGTGGACTGAACTGCACATCAGGCGTGTAAGCGTACGGTGGAACTGTACCTTCGCACTGTGCATTGTACTTCTCGTAGTAACTTTTGTTGTAATTCTCGTAAACATACACCGTCAGATAGTACCGCTTACCCGCGTCATCACTGAAGAGTTTCTGCAGGATGTAATCCGCGTTCTTATCCAAGATTGGATTAACGGGTGATTTGCGGTAGCCTAATGCGATCCAATCCTCTGGTTTGATACATTGGATTTCTTTTTGTTGTTCTTGCATATTAACCCTTCTTTAAAAGATACGAATTCCCAATAGCTTTGAAACTTGCGTTACTCTTTGTGTTCTTGTACACGAAACCTTCCCTGATACTCTTAGGATTAATGCACGATGCACCATCGGCTTGGTCTAGCGCATCCTGTACCGTACCAGTCAACATTGTATACCTGATAACAGGAACGTGCGGAATACCCAATCTTTCTGCGAGTTCAACAGTTGCTGCTGGTAGCAGGTAACTCTGTGTGTCAATGCAGAAAGCACTGAACATAGCGAACCGCTGATCCTGCATTGAATACAGATTACCATTGATTGAACTACCGTAAATCTCACCTTGAATAGCTAAGTTTTTACCTGTGCTTTTGATCTTCTGGATTAGCTCATACTGTTTTGCGAGTTTCCACCATGTGTTTGTATCATCATCTTTAAGATCAAGATTACGAGAGCATACGCCTGACTCTTCTCCATTAACATAAGCAGTCAAAGATGATCCGTCAAGCTTCT